AAAGGGGCTTCTGTACCACCTTGAGTACTGTATCTTGATTTCATTGCAAAGATAAGACCAGTAGGTCCAGTCATTGGCTGAACACCAGCGATATCGTAAGCGATGAGGTTAGGCATTGCACGTCTTACCAAAGAGATAAGAACAGGATCGAAAGTTCCGATATCTGTGCCGGCCTGGTTATTAGCTGCAGCTGCTTCAGAGATGAAGTTGCCACCAGCATGTTGGGCATTCTCGCGAAGTGCCATTTCTTGGTTTTCCAACAATCTAGCTACAGTAGCTTTCTTGTGCTTGTCAGCAATACTAGGCACTTCATCGTGTTCTAGTACTGGAGCCCATTTTTCCATTAAGTTTGAATCTGCGTTAAACATTTTTTGTTTTCCCCTATTAGATTACTTGTTAAATTTCGAGATTGCTTGTGAGTATCTTGACATTGCATCACTAACATCAGCTGGTGCTTCGTCAGTTCCCGCAATACTTGATACTTCATCAGCTGTTTCACTAATTTCTTTTGTGAAGTATGATTCTTTAACAACTTTAACTTTCATTTCAAAGTTATCTCTGTTATCGAATTCAATATCTTCAACCAAAGAACCTAATTTCTCAGCTTCTGTGTCCGCAAGCCCTGAAGATTGTTCTCTTACTACATCAGCTCTTTCTAAAGTTTGAACTGATTCGTGTAATTTGATATTATCTTCTGTGGTTTTGTTTAATGTTTCTTCTAGTTCAGCGACTGATGCGGAAAGTTCTTCCACAATGTCAACCTTACCTTCAGGTACATCGATATAATGTTCTTTGAACACTGATTGTAAAGAAGTCATAAAGTCTTCAGCAATTTCAGTCCTAAGACCTTCTGTTACTGCAACTTCATTTGTATCCATCCAGTTAGTAACAACATAGTTTAAGTAGGAATCAACCTTCTCAACTAGTTCGCTTTTAACATCAGATACTTCTTCTTCAAGATTTTGCGCGTACTCTGTTTCTAGCCTTTCAACTTCATGAGCCAACTTACTTGTAAGTACAGCCTCAAAAATTGTTGCAGCTTTGCCACGGAATCCATCTGATAAAGTAGCTTCTTCAGCGATTACTGCATCTAAATCTTCCTCAAAATCAACGGACTCAACTTTAGCTTTCGCTTTAAGTTCGTTTTTCTTTTGTGGAGCTGATTTAATTGCTTTGTCAACGTCAGAGATAGATTTCTTTTCGTTATCTTCCATTTCGTCAACTTTCGCCATTTTAGCAAAAATCTTCTGCGCATCTTCTTTTCTAGCTTTCTTTAACATATCAACTGCTGCTTGAATTACTCCAGCTTTAGTTTTAGGAACAGAAATTTCTTTGACTTCAGGCTCTTCGTCTTCTTCGTCATCCTCATCGGCTGACTCATCGACTTCTTCCTCGTCATCTTCGTCTTCTTCTTCCTTTACTTTAGCTTCAAGAACTTCTTCGTCTTCAACTTGTTGGTCTTCAACGAGCTCGTTCTCAAGCTCTTCAGCATCTTGTTGAATGTCTTCAGACACTAGTTCATTTTCTAGTTTATTTTCGTCTATTGACATTTGTATTCTCCTATTTTAAGAATTTACAAGTTTAGAGAGGAAATTCTTAAAAGCTTTAATCTCAATATTAGCAGCGCCAATACCTCGAGCTTCTTTTATTTCAGTCTCAATTATCTCAATTTCTTGTGGTTTCAGTACACCGTTGTCCCATATCCACTCAACACCTTCCATGATTCCATTGACAAACGCCTCTGGAGCACTAGGGTCTTGAACGATATCGACTGTGGAAAGCATAAAATCTTTTCCAACATGCGATGCACCTTGTTTATTCACAAGAGTTCCCATACCACGACTTGAAACACCAAGCTTAACTCCACCTTCAAGAAGACCTTCAACGATCTTGCCCATAGGGGTATTTAATATTGATGCTTTTCCAATAACATCACTTCCTTCAAATTTGAGTTCAGTAATCTTATGTGAAACTTTATCAAGATTGATAGTCGGTCCGTCGGGATGGTTTAATTCCCCGACCGCTCTACCAGTCTTAACTTGTTCTGTTACGTACTTATTAACGGCACCTTCTAGTATAGATTTCTCATATACTCTACCGTTTCTATTCTTTTTATCGGCCTGCATAAACACGCCTTCGATGACATACGTTTTGCCACCGTTCTTATTTTTTTCTGTAATAACCTGAAGGTTACTGTCATGATACTCTGATATAAGTCTCATTCTAGTTCTTCTCCTATTAATTTACTCTTCTGCGACACCATCGTCAGAAGGTTTGCCTATACTAGACGCAATTTGTATCTTCTTTGCATCCATAGCAGCTTGTAATTTTTGAGCAATAACACCATCGAATGCTTTACCAGCACCGATATTATTACCTTTTCCAACATTATCAATTAATTCTTCAATAGTCATTATTTAGTTCTCCTAGTATATATTTATAATAATTTAAAAGTCAAGATCTTCGTCTTCATCCCCACCCATAGCTTCCTTTTCAGCAGCTATCTGGTCTTCCATTTCTTTCATGGAATCATCATCCATTTTAAGAACATTCTTTGCAATCCACTCAATAGAAACATACTTACCAGCATATTCATCTACTGTGCCTAACATCTCAAATCTTTCTCGCATCATCTCTGATTCTTTTAATTCAGAGAAGTAGTTATCTTCAATAAAGTCATATGCAATATATGTTTTCCACTCGTTCCAATCAGCAGCTGTAATAATACCTTTAAGAATCAGTTGAGTTCTTAATAACTGATTAAACATATCAGTAAATCTTTTTCTTAATCTATCAATAAACTTCTTAAACTTAATCTCGTCCCTAGAGATTTCGGTACTTCTACCTAAAGTAAATTGCTGCTCTTGTTCTAATCTACTAATAGGAACATTCAATGACTTATATAATCTTTTCTGGAAGTATATAATATCATCAATCTGCCCTAGGTTCTCACCACCAGGCAATGTTGAAATTTCAGTACCTCTTCCACCTTCTCTACGCGGTAAGAAGAAATCTTCCATCATGCTCATATGTTTTCTATCGTCTTTTATATCACCAGTCTTGGCATCATATACCAATTTATTTCTATACTGGCTCATAATACCTTTTAAGTATTCTTCTGCCTTACCTTTCGGTAGGTTACCAACATCAATATAAAAGATTCTACGTTCTGGCGCTCTACTTATTCTGTAGATAACCAATGAATCTTCCATCATACGCAGTTGGTTAACAGGTTTAATTGCTTTATGCAAGTAAGATAGTATTCTCTTTCTATCAGGTGATAACATTCCTGAAGTCGCATAACATATTGCGTCAGGGTGTATCTTTAAACCTTGGCCTGCACTATTCATCTTAGTGTCTTGGAACAAGAAATATTCTTGCTCGTTCTTAATAATTTTTGCCCCAGTCTTAGGGTCTTGTACTTCTTCTACTTCTTTAACCTTTCTTAATTTAGTAGGGTCAATATATCTTAGTTCCTTTATACCATTCTTTGGTGAACTATCATCAATAATAATATGATAAGGTAATCTTCCGTCTACATACCACTTTCTGAATATATCATGTGCATATGCATTGAAATTAAGTAACCTTAGTATACTCTCAAATTCATTCTTTACAGATTCTTTAATTTTATCAGAAATTTCTAATTGATCAAGAAACAAATTAACAGGTGCTTCGTCGTTATCACCAACAATAGATTCATTGATAATATCTTCAATAGCTGCATCGCACTCTGGTTGAGATGCAATATCTCTATACTTAAATATTAAATCGACTTCATTTTTAGCCTTATCACCATCTAAATCAAGATACGCGCCAAAATGACCGCCGGTAGTAATAACACCAGTGCCGTCTTCGTCCGTATTAGGTACAAATGAAGGCCTTATAGGTTCTTCTTGACCTTTTCGTTTTATTTCAAAACCAAAAAATTCTGCCATATTCTTTTTCCTCAAATAATATCGGGAGGGGTTAAACCCCTCCTTCTATTATATTTATACATCAAATTATGATGTAGTATCGGACTCCCAATATTGAACTTGTAGTTCAACAGTAAACTCTTCAATTGCATTTTCACTATCATAAGATAATTCAATTGCACTCACGTTTGTAGGGAATGTTCCACGGATATCATACTTCTTAGTGACTTGTCCAGCTTTATTTAATTGTTCTACAATCATGTCAGCTTGATAGTCAGTAGGATTAGATAGTCCTGTGTTTTCATTGTGGTTGTTAATACCGTTCATCCATCTTTCAAAAGCACCACGAACATTAAAGTCAACATCATTAATGATGGTTACTGACCAAGGTTCGAAGGTTCTATCACCAGCGATCTGTAATTGTCTACCACGGAAAGGTACCATAATAGGACTAATTACTGATGCAGGCATCTGAGCACCTTTACATAAGAAAGAAGTTAACTCGACATCGCCTTGAGCATAACTTGGAAAGTTACAAGTAACTTTGAACATGTTAGCACGAGCGCCACCGCCCACTAATTTAGATTTAAAATCATCTACGCCTAAAATTGCCATTTTCTATTCTCCCTTATACGCCAGCGATTTCAGAGAAATCGACGCCGGTTCTTGTTGCCACAAAGTTTAGAGTAATGAAGTTAATTGATCTGGCTGGCTTGATAAAGATATCAGCCACAAATCTATTAGAATCAATTACTTGACTTGTGTTGTTAGTTTGATCACATACAACCGCAAAGTCAGTCAGACCTCTTCGACCTTTAATGTCTCTAAGGAATGGCTCGACCAAGTTTCTGAATTGCGCACGAGTAAACTCGTCATTAAATTCAAATAGTTGCGCCTCAGCAGCAGTTGATATTGCTTTCTCCAATACTATGAACAATCTTCTGACATTAATTCTGTCAAAAGCAGATGGTCTCTTAAGCAAAGTTTTATCTCCAAAGAGTATAGTACCTTGACCAGGTAATGATACAATTGGATTAACTCTTGCTTTATAAAGTTCATCTCTATGTCCTTTAGAAGGATTATATGCCAACTTAGTAATACCAAGAAGTTGGCCACGATTTACACCAGCTGGTGAGAACCATGCGTCTGCTACATTATCAGTATTAGCACATACACCTGCCTGATGGCCGGCTGCACCAATCCAACGATAAGTGTCATTATATTTATCATATACATAAACCGCAGATGAATCTGCAGCTGCATATGAGGTTGATGATATAGCACCTAATGCCATCCAAGTAGTAATTGCACTATTTGGTGTAGCAGAATCTCTTGATAATGTGATAGGTGGTGATATAAATGCCATACAATCTTTTCTACCTACCGCAGTAGTGATAAGATGTCCAGCAATATCCGTGTCGGTTGACCCGGCATCAGGGTATGCAAACAATAAATTTACGTCTACTGTCTCTGAATCAGCGAATAGGCTTAAACCTGTTCCGATTTCAGATGCAAGAGGACTATTATCGTCTGTACCCGCAGAAAGAGTATTACTAACAGCTGCCGTTACAGTAGTGTAAGAGCTAGTAGCAGAAATAGCAGCTCCGGCATTTGTTAAACCTGTTGGTTTATCTAGCCATCGGAGATATTCTGATCTATTGTTAATAACATCTACATAATAATTCGAAGTTCCGTCTGATGATTTAGCATCTGAACCTTGTGAAACGAATTCAAAAGTTTCTAATACTGTTCCTGCTTTACCAGACCATGCTCCATTAACATCAATTACTGCAATATGAAGTTCATCGTTTGCAGAAGTTTTGCCTAAACTTACAGCGTAATCTGAGGTGCCAGGTACTCCAGAAAAACTAGAAGCATAAGCCCAGGCTCCAAATGCTGTTGCATTCGCTGGACATACTTCTACTTTTAAACTG